TTTTTCTTTATCAGAATCTATTGATGGTTCAGCAATTAATACTGTGAGTGGAACAACAACAGGTTTAACTTTTCAAACAGGAAAATTATACTATATTAAAACACAAGCTGGCGGACCAGGAGCAAATTTTTTCTCTCTATCAGCAACAGTTGGTGGTACCGCAATTACTACATCGGCGGGCACAACCACCGGTCTTACTATTACAACAAGCAAAGAAACACAAACAATTTCAAATTTATCAACATTTGATGCGTTCACTGTTTTTCCAATTTCTTTTGTTGTGGTTGATGGCTCAGGCGGTGGTTATCGTCAAAAGCCAACCGTTGAAACTTATAGTTTATACAATGAAAGCTATGATGATATTTTAGTTTGTAACACTCGTACAATCGTAAAAGGAACATCGTTAATAAATGATACTACGCAAATTTTAACGAATTCTTTTGAACCCGGAGATTATGTTAGATTGTTTATCAATAACAAATTTGAAGAAGTTCTTGAAGTTGCTTTCGTAGACACAAACAATTTATATTTTTCCGAGGAGTTTCCGAATGATTTAACAAACGTATCCGTTTATAAAATTTTAAGAAATGATTTATATAAAATCGGATCACTTGGCAGAATAACCATAAACAGTGGTGGCACAAATTACGCAAATGGCGACATTCTAATTTTTACTGGTGGTTCTGGATATGGAGCAAATGCATTTGTGAACGTTGCACCAGGCGGCATAATTACTTCGGTAACAATGAATAATCATTCATCAAACGCTTTTGTTATTGGCGGCGAGGGATATAAAAGAGATTCATTGCCAATAATTACCATACAATCATCATCTGGAACAAGTGCTAATCTGTCTGTCTCCGAGATAACTGGTGATGGTGAACAGTACGGACTAACCACATCAAGAATTGGCGCCATAACATCATTGAGAATTAGAAGTTTTGGATATGATTATGTTGAGGCGCCAACAGTCTCTTTGAGAAATGCGGACATTATATTGAATAGTGTTACAGAAGGACAATTGTTTGTTTCAAATACCTCAATTTATCAAGGCACATCAAACATTAGTTCTTCATTTAGCGCAACAGTGGATTCATATAATTCTGGAACTACAACGCTTAGAATATTTAATTATCGTGGCGTTTTTGATGCAACTAAAGCTATCAAGTCGGATGATGGAACAGTTACCGCAAATGTAACATCATCGTTATTTTATGGCGACGGTAACGCTAAAGCTACAGCAAACTTTGAAAATGGTTTGATTCGTTATCCTGGTATTTACTTGAATACTGATGGACAAATTAGTGCGGATAAGAAGTTGCAAGATGGCGAAAAATATCATAACTTCTCATACATCATTAAATCACAAACCGACTATTCTAAGTTTAAGAAACCACTAAATGATATTGTTCATCCAGTTGGAACAAAAACTTTCATTACAAAAATTGATGATAATGAAGAAATGTTGACGCAAGTTAATACCTCAGCATTCATAACAATTACCTCTCTTGCTGATACTTACAATATTGCCAATGGTTCCAATAAAATTATTACTACAAATACCAGTGCAAATCTACAAGCAACGGTTAATGTGGGCGATTTAATCCTTCTGTCAAATGTCCACAGAAGATTGCAAAATACAGTTAATGTTGTTTCTGGGTCAAACATCTTGTTTGGCGCGGCTAACAGCGTCAATTTCATAAATGACCTGCAAGACGGCGATACGATATATTTGTCTACCGGTAATACAGTGACAATTAAAGAAGTCACCAATTCCTCTTTTGCTATACTAGACACCACAATTAATGTAACATCAACTTCAGCGACTGTTAATCTGGTTTATACTGCTACAATTAGAGCGAATTCTAGAAATGCAAATACTATTTTTGCAAGTAGCATATTTACATCAAACGGTAGCAATTTGAGCGCAACCATTCAAAAAGTTAGATAAATAGAAACATGTCAGCACTCTTAACTAAAAATTTCAAAATTTTGATGGCAGAACAAGTCTATAATCTGTTGGACTTGGGAGCAAATGCATATTTGCCCGCCGAAAAAAAATCTTATATGTATGCTTTTTTTGGCAGACATTTACCATGGAATTCAGGAACCGAAGTGGAAGGATCTCCAGCGGAAACGGATTCGGCTATAAATGATTACTACAAACGTGGGGTTCTTGCGAAACAAATATCTTTGGAAAATGCATCTCTTGTTATTCCTAGAAATGATTGGACGTCCAACACAGTATATAATACGTATGAAGCCAACACAAATTATTATATAATAAATTCTAAGGATCAAGTTTTTAAGTGTCTTTCAAATGTTTCGCCAGGCACAGCTTCTACAGTATCACCAGAATTGACGCTATCAACAACTTCACTAGAAGAACCTTATGTTGAGACTTCCGATTTTTATAAGTGGAAGTATATGTACACATTAACATCTGTACAGAAACAAAAATTCTTAACTGATGATTGGATGCCTGTATCAGTAAACAAGTTTGTAAGAGCCGCAGCCGAACCAGGCTCAATTGATATTGTGACTGTAACAAATTCTGGTAATAACTACACAGTTGGTACTGTACAAAATATCATTACAATTGATGGCGATGGAACAGGCGCAGTATTAAAGGCAAACGTTTCAGGTGGTAAAATACAAAATATAGTTATCCAAAACCGTGGAAATTATTACACTTATGCCAATCTAACTTTTACCGATGTTAGTGGTGGCATAGGGACATTAGCGGCTGCTGAAGTCTCAATTGCTCCACATAATGGACATGGATATGAACCGACTTATGAGTTGGGTGGTTCTACAATAATGTTTAATGTGGAATTTGACGAAGATGAGGGTGGAGTATTACCGGTTGATAATGATTTTCGTGAAGTTGTAATTTTACGAAATCCATATCTATATAATACAACAACATTAGCTACCGGACAAAAATATTCTTTATACACTCTTGTTAAAGTTTCGCCAGGTGTTGGTGACTTTAACAACGATGAAGTTGTTTATCAAGGAGCAACATACGGCGATGCAACATTTACTGCTGACGTAATCTCATTTAGTGAGACACCAAACTTATTGTATCTAAACAATGTTCGTGGAACATTACAAACAAATCAAGCGATTAGAGGTCTACAAACAGGCGCTATTCGTATCGTGAACACAGTTACAAATCCTACTCTTGATTTGTACTCTGGAAAGATATTATACATATCAGATAAACTGCCAATTACAAGAGACCCAGCCCAAACCGAACGAATTCGTTTCATTTTGAGTTTCTAAACGAGGAATAAATGACTGCTACCTTTAACTACGATCCATATTATGATGATTTTGATGAAGATAAAAACTTCATGCGTGTTTTGTTTCGTCCTGGATATTCGGTTCAAGCCCGTGAATTAACACAGCTACAAACTATATTAGCTAACCAAATTGAAAAATTTGGTAATCACATTTTTAAGAGTGGTAGTCCGATTGTTGGTGGTAAAGTTTCATTGGACAACAAAGCAAATTATATTGTTTTATCGGCTCAATATAACAACTTAGACGTTGATGCTACACAATTCTTAAACAAGACTATTGTTTCATATAACTCATCAAAAATAATTAGAGCAAGAGTTATTGCAATTGATACATCAACAGCAAATCCAATTCTTATTATAAAATATTTAAGTGGCGAAAGATTTTCAGAATCAGACGAAATTCGTGTTTATGGTCAAGAAATTTATGCACAACTAAGATCCACATTGGCTGTTGGCGGTTCTTTCGTTGCTAAATTACAGGAAGGTATATACTACTTTAAAGGACAATTTGTAAAAGTAGTTCCACAATATTTGGTTGTTGAAATTTTTTATCGCATAGGATATAATACAACAACAATTAATGTGAATCCATCATTTAAAATCGGTATTGAATTTACAGAAACTATTGTTGATGAGATTGATGATACTTCTTTATTGGATCCAGCACAGGGCGCATTTAACTATCAAGCACCAGGAGCTGAACGTTATGCAATTCAAACTTCTCTAGCAAAGAGAACATTAGATTCTGCTGATATTTCTACATTCTTTGAAATCGTTCGTCTTGTTAATGGTATAAAAACAAAAGAAATTGACTATCCAATCTATAGTGAAATTGAAAAAACATTAGCACGCCGTACATATGATGAATCGGGAAACTATACAGTGGATCCATTTGTTATTTCGCTTGATGAAGGTGATAGTGCTAATGGCAAATTTAACGTTGTTTTAGATCCAGGTAAAGCATATGTAAGTGGATACGAATTTGAAACTATTGCTCCAACAATTATTGAAGTTGACCGAGCGAGAGATGTTTCCACCGCCAATTCTGATTTACCAACAAACTATGAAAGTAGTTTGGTTCTAGCAAACGTTCGCGGAACACTTGATATTTCCACATTCCCATCTTTGGATATTCATTCCGTCAATGTTGCAAATATTAGTCTATCAACAACTGCAACATATAATTCTACCAAAATTGGTACAATTTATGCAAACATGATTCGCTATAATGATTCAACAACTTCATCAAATGGAAGAAGTCACAGTCATATAGTGAATACCTTTGGCGCAAATACCGTTCCTATTACAGGAACATTGGCGGCATCTGGATCATCTCCAACTTCAATTGTTATTCCTGCGGCATTCAATAGTGCTTTGCCAACGGGTGCATATGCAAATATGTATTTTCAAATTACCAATAATGCTGGGGCTGCATTATCTCCAATTTTAATTAGCAATTCAAATGCCACACATATTACTTTATCCACATCATTAACTTTTATTCCAGCATCAAATACTTTTACGATTCAATCTGACATTAAAAATGCAGAATCATTGGCTATAAGTGATGGAACATACATTCAATTTGCGGGCAACGTTGATACAGACTCAAAAGATCCAACTACAGGATTTGTTTCTATCAGTGAACCAGCAAGAACAAGTCTTGTTTTTGAAACTCCATATGAAGCAATCAAAGCTAACACAATTAGCAATATGGATTTCCAAGTAAGAAAGAAATATTCAGGAACAACATCGCTCGGTAAATTTACCGTAACTGCTTCTGGTACAGATA